GGGAGTATGTAATAATATTCCCCCACGCCGCCATTTCCCCATTCCGGTTGCTCAATTCCGGGGCGGGTACTCTGGACGGCGTGAGGGTCACAAGGAGTAAAGGAGCTATTGAAATGTTACAGTATTATAATACCACAAGAGGTGTCAAAAGTCAAGCGATATTTGCAAGAAGTAGGGAAGCGGCCCTCACGTTCGTTCGGGCCTTCCAAAAGGCGGCGCTCGCATACGCTCGCGCCTTCCGTGTTACTTCCAAGTCAAAACCAAGTTCAATCCAAGGCAAACAAAATCAAATAAATTCAGAATAGTTGTTGACAGGGTGTGCGGGTAGGATATATAATATAACTATAGCAAGGCTATTGAAACGCTTCCTTCAAAAAAGACTTGTGAAATCTTCAGCGTTTCAGCTCTCCTTGCATATATGTGCCATTAGTTGATGGATAAAACAGACTCTACTCGGGGAAGGTTCCGTTCGAATCGGAGATGGCACACCATAAGCAGTCTTGGAGTGAAGCGCGCGGGTAACCACTTGCGAAAGCATGCCGCCGTGAGGTTGGTCAACCCTCCGAGGCTGTTTATTTTTGGGGGTACATTGTGAAAGAATTAACAGGTAAATTTGGCACATACCTTATGACCGATGACGGTTTCTACTTGGAGAAGCCTGACGGCGTGCATTGGTATTGCAATGATTTAGTTGAAACAGGACAACATATGTTGTATGGTTGTGGCGGTCGTGGTATCGGAAAAACATATAACACGCGTCTTACCGCAATGGACCAATTTATGATACCGGCTGAAGAGTTGTGCAACGCTGACCCGAAGAAAGTTGAGAAAGCACTTGATGCAGGGGAAGTACACCGCTTTGTTTATATGCGACGTCGTGACAAAGAGATTCAGCTTGAAAAGCGGAAGATGTTTTCACGTTATCCATACGATACCCGCAAGAATTGGAAAGTAAACAAGGGCAACATCATCACTTATAAAGGCATGGAAGCCGGGTACATGATAGATTTGGACCATGTTCGCGGCGCGGGTATTGATTTTGCGAATGTGAATACTATCATTAACGATGAGTTTATCTCACACAAGAGCGGGGCAAACGCGTACCTTCCTAAAGAGTATCAAATTTTCCAAGGCGCAGTGGATAGCATTATACGTTATGATAACAATACCCGCGTGTTTGCGATGAGTAACGCCGTTTCAGTTTATAATCCTTATTTCTTAAATGAGGGATATATGCCGACGGGGCAAAAGATGTGGCAAAATCCTGCGCGTCACGTTGCAGTCGAATGGTGTCAAACAAGTAAAGAACTTCTTGACGCGCGCGAAAAGAGTTGGTTTGCAGAATGGACCGCAGATACGGAATACGGTAATTTTTCGCTATACAATAAAGCTTTGCGTGATAACGAGAACTTTATTAAAACGAAAGGCCGTTATGCAGTGTTGCGTTATATGTGGCGCGTTGATGACCGTCTTTTCGGCATTTGGTATGATAAATACAGCACTGACGTTTTTTTCAGTGAAAACACGGGCAATAAAAACGTAGAATGTTTTGAAATGTCGACAATTGATAAAGAGTACGGTACGAAATCCCGTCGTGCGTTTATGACAAGCTATGCGGGTGGTAATCTTGTTAATCGTCTTGATGAAGGACATGTGTTTTTTGAGAGTCAACTTGCAAAGCAAGCATTTTTCACCGTTATGAAAGGAAATTTCTAATGCGTTGCACAATGTTGGACTATGGCGTAACAGAGGGGCATATTTATAATCAGGAAGTAGAGATTCCGGTTGTGCACGATTATACAGCCGGTCCTTACACCGTGATACCCTTTTCAAACTTTTTGATATATATGCCATTTAAGGGATACTATCAATATGAAAACGGGTTGACGGTTTTGTACGATGAAAGCAATACAAAGAGGGTGATTCTATCAGCAGGCAACGCCGTGTGGCTGATTGATTCTAATGTAACAGTAGAAAAAGGCACGCCTTTTATGTTATGTGGATTAAGCGGCAATACATGGTATTCCAAAGTTGGAGAGCTTGGCCTTGTTTATAGCTATCTAGGCAACGGATTTACATTTGCGTTATACGATATAGAAGAGAGCGTTATTTTTCCCGACGGTGTGCTAGGTGGTGTGCAGTCGATTCAGGGCACGGCACTTCCTTCCAATTCTCAGGTGTTGATTTATTACCATCGTTTACGCAGTGAAAGCGACAACAATCCAAAAGCAATGATTCGTGAGCGTGGAACAGGGGCTCTACCTAGCGAATACAGTAACAAATATCTGGATTTCGTACAATGGTCTACGAGCCAAATAACCAAAAAAGCGGTGAGTGATACCGACGCGCCTTTTCAATTTATATTTGCGTGGTATACAGCAAAATCGAACTATCAAAAGAGTGTTCATAACGTTGATGTTCCTATCCATTATAGCAAATACGGCAACCCGTTAATTCCCGACAAAGCACCTGCAAGTATTCCAATGATGTTTCGTGTTCATCCAAACACAAAGCAAATCACATCACTTACATCGCTTGCCCCCGTATTCGACGAATTTGATTTATCGTGGTACACGTCGCATAATTTATACACAAGCGGATGGCGGGTTTTGCAATCTACCATAAACATTGCAGGCGACTGGCAAACGCATGGTATGACAGACGGCGGCTTTAATTTTGGTATGACCGATTTTACGAATAGTATTTCGGGTTTTGATAAGCTTGCCGTTTTTGTAGCCCCCGAAAGTGCATACATCGAAAAGAGTCCGCATCCAAGCAAAGCGAATATTTTGATTTTGGACAAAGCCGCCGGGGTTGATGAAATCAAAGAATATGATTTGCAAACAAACTTATCCGGTTCGCTGTTTGTCCATATAGACACCAACCCTGTACAATATGTTAAAGTTTGGCGCGGCATTACTTGCAGTATTGCGCGTTATATGATGGAAATCGACACCGACAGCGAGCATTATCCGCCTTCCGATTTTTCCGATATTGACATACGTGGCGGGTTGCAATGGGGCTCTTTTGGAATACTTGAATGGACCCCGAATGCCGCGAATTATGATACATCCGGTGAGCCCGATATTATTCCTATTTTGTTTCTGTTGAGCCATATAGGGAAATTCCCGTTAAATTTTTAACAAATGGTATTGACAAACATTTAACGAAGTGCTATTTTAATTATAAAGTAAATAGCAGGAGGTGTTATATGTATCTTATCATCGTTTTGGGTTTCATTGTGTTTGATGTCGTGACGGGCCTTATCAAGGCCGGGTATAATGGCAATTATAATTCTGCCATTATGCGACAGGGTGGTTTCCATAAAAGCATGGAAGTTATGGCTATGGCAGTCGCCTATTTTGTTGAGTATGCTATTGTATATATCAACATTGGGGTCGATGTTCCTGCCGTTCCTGCCGTAACGGTGTACATTTGTATTATGGAGCTTATCAGTATTCTTGAAAATATTTGCGCAGTAAATCCTCAGATGTGTGCTCTATTCAAGCCATATCTGGACAAGTTGAAAGGCGGTAACGATGCGTCGAAGTGATGGTGAAGTAGTTCTGGAATGGCCTCTGTTAAACCATATCATCACGGCTGGCTGGACTTACAATGATGGTTCAGCACACAGGGCACTGGATTTCCGTGCAGGGATTGGCACGCCTGTCTATGCGTCTGAATCCGGTACGGTTGACCAAGTGCAATACTGGAACGGTAAAAGCAAAACCGGTATGCAGAGTTATGGCAACATGGTGCGAATCCGTCACAAGCCCTACAAGGGCAAAATCCTTCAAACGCGTTATGCGCATTTGAAAACAATCCTCGTAAAGAATGGGCAGACGGTCAACGAAGGGGACCTGATTGGCTATTCCGGGGAAACGGGCAACTGTTACGGAGAACACTTACATTATGAGGTGATTTATAACGGCACCCGTGTCAATCCTTTAAGTTGGCTTGATAAAAATTTCACAACTGCCAATGCAAGCGTGGCAAAACACCTCGGGTCTTATCAGAGTGTAGAGCGTGAGAAAGAGAGCGCCCCTTCTAGCGGCGATTATATTAAGATTCACGCAACCGGCTCCGATATGGCAAAGCTGTTGGAGTTGTGCAATTCTCTCAAGTTGACCTATACACGTTCAGAAAGTTGAGGTGATTGAATGACGCGTGAAGAGGTTGTTGAGCGAGTCTCTACCGCATTGAATTCTTTGGACGAATACCTTGCGACTCTGGACGGTGAAGCATTGACTTCCGCCGGTGATGTTGTGGCAAGCGTTCGCGAAAATCTTAAAGACATCGCGGATTCCGTACCTGACATTGAGTATGTGGCAAAAAGCGACTATGACAAAGTGAAAGAAGCTTACCGCGCTATGATTGCAGGCCGCGAGCCGCCCGAAGTTCCCGATGATGTAAAAGAGACCGTTGAGACCAAAGAAGAGACAACCGAAGAGACCGACCCGAAAGAGTTGGAAGACCTTATTTATGATTCTTAAAGAGGTGATTTATATTGGCAACTAAAGCAACCCCCGAAGTTCAGGGCTTGGCACGTGCGCAGGCCGCATATAATGCGATGTCTGCAAATGTTCAGGCACTGATTCCCGAACCTACTGCCGATAACGCAGCCGAATTTTTCGGCGCTATCCGCAAGTATGACCCGAAGTTTAATGAGTTTGGCCCTGCCCTTATCAATGCGGTTATTATCGGGTCCGTGAAGGCATCCGAAGCAAAGAACCCGCTGTCAAACGTTTACAAGGAAATGCGAGAATACGGCTATACGGTCGAAGAGATTTTCGCAGATAAACTGCGAGTGGTGGACTGGACCGCGTGCGATGCTTCAACGTATGACGATGTGTTCGGCGTTGAGCCGCCCCGCGTTTACACGAACTTTCATTCCATCAACTTCCAGAAGCGTGCAAAGGCATCTATCTCGAACGTGCTCTTGAAGCGTGCGAGTAACAGTTACGCAGGCTTTAACGACATCGTAAACACCATCCAGCGCACCCTCGTCACTTCTATGATTGATAAGGAAGCGGAAACTTGTACTCAGCTGTTTGCGTTGTCTCACGCTGGCGGTTATGTTTACCCGGTCAAAATCAACAGCAACATCACTATGCCGCAGGAATCCGGTAAAGTTTATCTGGATGAAGCTGCATTGAAGTATAATGTGGCAAAGGAAAAGGAAATCGTTCATAAGTTTGCCGTCGGTGCTTCCCGTGACTATAACTGGATGGGCGTTTCTCAGCTTACCGATATTAGCCGTGTGATGTTCATCACGACCCCCGAATACCTGTCTTCTCAGGATGTTGGCGTACTTGCGGCGGCATTCAATATGGATAAGACCGAATTTTTGGGCCGTACCATTGAGGTAAAAGACCTCGGCGGTGCAGAGAAAGACGGCGCTATCGGCTTTATCGTGTCGGAAGACTGGTTCCAGATTTGGTTGCAGTCCCGTGAGATGACGCAGATTTACGACCCCGCACACCGCGTCTGGAATTTCTGGTATTTCACTGATGGCACCTTCTCTACTTCTCTGATGGAAAATTGCGTTGAGCTGGTGGATTCTATGAAGTCTATCACTTCCGTGACCATTACCGCAGGGCAGAAAGCCGCAAAATGCGCAAGTACCGAAATTGTGGTAAAGGTTGTCAACGGCGGAGAAAAAGGTGGCTGGTCTTCCAAGCTGAATTGGAGCATTACTGGCAACAATTCCAAGAAAACCTTTATCAGCCCGTCCGGCATTCTCTACGTCGCGAATGACGAAACCGCAAGCACTATTTCCGTCACGGCTACGAGCGCACAGGACCCGTCCAAAACGGATACCAAAGATGTGACCGTTACCGCTTCTTAAACATCGGCGGGGGCAACCGCCCCCGCTTTATTTTTTGGAGTGAAGTTATGCCTTTAATTAAACCGATGACCGACGTACATTTTCTGTCAAATGCTCCGGTCGATTATCAGATGAATAATGTTCTATGGCTGGCAAGTGAACAAGAGGAAGCTAACTTTTTCCTGTCTAAAACAAAGTTCAGTTTTGACAACTGCCGCGCCGTTAATAATGACGGTGACCCGTGGGAAATTACCGTTCCTCTCACAGATGGTTCAACGCTTGATGATTACTACAATTGCAATTATCTTATGTGGCGCAACCCTCAGTTTTCTAACAAATGGTTCTATGCCTATATCGGCACCCCGCGTCCCGCGTCTGCTGGAAGTGTGACCGTACCTTTTCAGATTGACTATTGGCAAACGTGGCATTGGTCTTGCGAATTCCCCGCAACAATGGTACGCCGTGAGACTGTGAAAGACGATACGATTGGCGCGAACCTTATTGAAGAAAATGTCGAAACCGGAGAATTTGTCATCTCCCCTGCTGATATTGGAAGTACAACATATACAGGCATTGGCACCGATATCATTGAGGAAAGTGGATGGGATACTACGCCGTGTGTGCTTATTGCGTACACGTATAAACCGTCCGAAACCACGGCTGAAACTGACCCCGGTACATACATTATCAACGCAGTAAAGGACGCTTCCGATAGTTTTTACTATAAACTAAGCAATATCGCCCCGTCTTTTGCAGGCGGACGCTTCCAGCAGGGCATTTATCAAGCTTGTAATTTTATCGCTTTTGAGGTGGACACGACCGACCAAGATAAATTAGACGCCGCAATTCAGTCAGTCAACTTTTATCTTCAAAAACTTGTTGACGGCGTGATGATTCAGAGCGTGCAGATTTTACGGATGATACCAAAGTTTATGGCACCCGCAAGCGGAGTTCAGCCTATCAATTCTGCCTACCCCCGTGTAAATAACATCAAAGGCAAAGCAAGCCCGACGACGTTCGGTTCGTACACCCCAAACAATAATAAACTTTACACTCAGCAGTTTAATTATTTGGTGATTGATAACGGCGCAGGCTCTCAGATGGAAATGGGTTATGAGTATTTTAAGGGTGACAGTATACAAGGCGTTCCAGCCCGCACGCCGACTTTCCGTCTTTATTCTCAGTTGTCGAATTCCCCCGCATGCCGTCTCATCCCTTACAGCTACAAAGGGCCCTCAGACAAGGAAAATCCTCTTTATTCATTGGAATTGAACACTTACCCGCAGTGCAGTTACAGTTACAATGAAATGCGTGCAGACTATTTTGCAAACCAAAACAGTTATGCGGTGAAAGGTGTTCGTGGTGTGAGTGACGCGCTTTTCAATACGCTAGGTGCTGTCGCTTCTATTACTGAAAGTGCGGCGACGCTTAATCCGGGTGGTATGGTATCCGGTATTGCGCAGATTGCAAACACGGCTCTTGACGCCGCCGACACGATTGCCAAGCAAAAAGACCGCGCACGCATTCCTAATGAAGTAGTTGGCCTGTCTGATAGCAACATTCAATTTGCAATCGGGCGTATGTCCTTTATTGAATACCGTATGCAGGTACAGTCGTATTACGCCAAAATCATTGACAATTATTTCACTGCTTATGGCTATGCAATCAACGACATTAAAAAGCCCGAACTGAATACACGCACGCGCTTTAATTTTATCTGGACGCAGGGCGCAAATGTCCTCGGTGACCTGCCGACAGAGGCCAAGACCGTCATCAATCGGCAAATGGATGCAGGGCTCCGAATTTGGCACGACCCTGCCGCGTGGATGGATTACAGCGTAAAAAATACAATTAAGGGGTGATTAAGTGAAAAAAGCAAATTATTACCGCAAAGCGCAAGCCGATATGGAAGACACTTGCATTTATTACGTAAATCGTGCGCTTGAAATTTTCCTGAACCGTGTTACGTATGAATGTGAAGACCCCGATGCCCTCAAATATTTTGACCCGTCGTACGCCGAACGCTGCATTTTTTATGAAGGCCGCGATACGGTTTGGTTTGATGAAATCCTCGGTTCTTACCGTTGCGGCAACGTTTTGCCGGGTGGAACGTTCGACATCTATGGCAACCCGACAGAGTGGTCTAGTTGTCCAGCAAATGGAACGGGCCTTACCTATCTTAAAGACACGAATGCTGTTATTATATACGATACGGTGTGCCAAAGTTCTCCGGGTGCAACGGCGACACCAATTGTCCCCTATCTTATGGTGTTGCACATTGTGCAGGATATGGCACAGTTGCATATGGCCCGTAATGTCAACGTGAGCTCTCTTTCTTGCCCTATCATTATTTCGGGCACAGAGGCACAGCAGCTTTCTTTGCAAAATCGTATTAAAGAAATTAGCGTTGGCACTCCTTATATTTTCGTGGCGGTAGATAGCAACACGGGCAACGATATCAAGGCATTGAACACCGAATGTATCAATAACATTTCGGCGTTTTCAAATGAACTCGATAAAGAATGGTCTGAACTCTTGACCTATCTCGGTACAAACAATGTCAATGTTGTCAAGGCCGAACGCGTAACTGATGATGAAGTCAACGCGAATAACGAACAAATCACAATGAAAGCAAAAGCAGTCATTAAAGCACGCCAAGACGGTTTCGATAAACTTACCGCAATGGGATATCCGAAAGTGACGGTAAAATGGCTTGGCGGGTCTACCGAAAACAGCGCGGAAGTATTTGATGACAACGGGCTTCCGTTAGATGAAGAAGATGAAAAGACCGAACCGAATGTTTCGGACGGCGGAAAGGGTGGAAGCGATGGCAGTAGCAACAGTGCGTCTATGTGACTTGATTGCATCCGGGTATCCTTTTACTGAAAAGGCATTGAGTAAATACCCGGCTCCCTCTGACAGTGTGCGGGAAGAAATCAACAGCGCAATTCTTCAATATTACTGGACCCGTGAAATCGGTTTTCAGACCCCCGACGAAATGGCCCAAAAGATGGATTTTGCAATGCGTGCTATCATGCCCTATTATAATGCACGCCGCGCTATTGACGCTCTGGACATTGGCGCAAATCCGTTGCAGAGCTATGAGGAAACTCTTGAAACCATTATGCAAGGTACACGCGAGAGCACGGGAACAACTCAGGGCAATAACAGTGATTCCCGTACTACAACCGACGAACGTACTGGCCAAGACAAACGCGATGATACTACCAGTACAGAAAGTAGCGGGTCCACTAGCGACACAAACGGGGAACACGGATACGATAAACACTACGTTTTCCCGGTTTCTGGTGGCTCTGGTGATGGTACAGGCGATACCGGTGGTATGAACGATAATTATGCCGCAGAGGGTAACAGCAACCGTCGCAATAGTACGAGTGAAGGGTCTCACAGCGATACAGGTACTACAACCGTTGCGGCGACTTCAACACGAACCGATAACGGCAAAACCATAGCGAGTGGAAGTGGCGAACATACTGAAACCCGCAAGGAAACCGGCAAAGATGGCAGTACTACAAACACCACCCGCAAGGGCACAACGGAAGCAAAATTCCGCCTGCTTGCCGCTTACCGTGAAGTGATTGAAAACATTAACATGATGATTGTAAAGGACCCCGCAATTGCGCAGCTCTTTTATAGTAACTACTCTTAAAGAAGGTGATACAATGGATGTGAACGTTGAGCCTTGCAAGGTCCCTTGCCCCGTCATCCCGCCTGTTCCTTACCCGCCTCACGATACACCCGGTACAGGCCCGTTATACAAAGACACCGATGAAAATTTCAAAGAATGGAGTGATTCCTATGCTTCCTCTGCCGTTCCTTCCGTATGAAGGCGGACCGACTGTTATTGAGTGGTTAAATCAGATTTGTCAAAAATTTAACGAACTCTTGACGGCGGTAAAGAACGTACGCGAACTTCCGCCGGGTGGCACTCATGGGCAGGTTGCAACGCCGAAAGAAGATGGCTCCGGTTACGAATGGGTGAATCAGAGCGGTGGCGGTGGCGGTGGTTCGGATGATTTGTGGTATCCTACCGTCACAACCGCCGGTGTTATCTCGTGGGCAAAGTCAAGCACCACTACACCCCCGGCTTCTCGTAACATCAAAGGACCGAAAGGTAATGATGGTACGCCCGGTACACCTGGTAAAGATGGTGTGAGCCCGACTGCAAACGTTGTCCAGACCGAAACGGGTGCAACTATTACCGTCACGGATGCAAGCGGTACAACTACAGCAAAAATTAAGAACGGAACACCGGGTGCAGACGGTGCGCCCGGTGCGCCCGGTGCGCCTGGAACACCTGGTAAAGATGGTATTACGCCTACTTTTGAGGTAGGCACTGTCACAAAGCTCAGCCCCGACGCAGAACCCACGGTCACCCTTGAAAATGTTGGCGGCGGTCTATACATGATTGACTATGGCATCCCGCAAGGGCAACCCGGCACGCCCGGTGCGGGCTCCGGTGACGTTGTAGCCGCTGGAAACAACGTATTTACAGGCACCAACCATTTTGAAGGATTAACTGTTCTTGGTGAGACTCACGCGGAAACCCCGACCAATAACAACGATGTCACAAACAAGCTCTATGTTGACACGCTTGCGGGTACTACCAAAACCAGCGCCGTCACGGAAGCAGACGAACACACGGACAACAAAATCAGTGCGCTCCGCACACTTCCCGCAGGTGGTACAAGCGGGCAGGTCCCGACTATTGCAAGCGATGGCGAGTCTGTTGAATGGAAGACGCCATCCGGTGGTGGCGGTGGTGGAGGTGGCGGCGTTGAATGGGTGGAAGTAACGCCTTCACAGCCGGGCTCTACGAACCTCAACATCGATAATCTAAAATTGTGGTACGATAAAAACGACCATCAACATTTGAAATTTGAGGGGTATATTTGGTCGAAATCTGGAGAAACTTCCATTCTGTATATTACAATGCCTGATGATTTCTCCCCTGTCTTATCTGATATGTGGGTGCCTTTACTCGCACTATCAGGAGCAAACACTTCTATACTGAGTACTGTTGCCTTGTACGTGCAGTATAATATTCCGCATCGTTTGGGTATTTACCCTAGTGGCACTCGTACTACTCCTTGGCTTACTAACCGTCGCTATGCCGTTGGTTCTGAAATCTATCTGAACCCGTCTCAACTGATTCAGAGCAATAGCGATGAAGTCAATGATGAAATCGACATCCATACCAGTGATGACGCAGGAACGCAACACGGCGAATGATACTAAATGTTCCACGTGGAACATTAAGAAAAGCCCCTCTCGTTTGAGAGGGGCTTTATTCTATGCATTGGATTCTTTCGACTCTTTCTGCTCTTGTTCTTTAATCAATTCCCGCACTATACCGGACCAACAGCTATCATATTTAACAGGGTCCATATCAGGGATGTAGGGAAGCTCTTCCATATCAATCACCTACCAAATCCCAAAAGTACGCGGACGTTTCAGCAAACGGGATAAACTTTACGTATCCGTCGGAAGTATCAAGCGTACCGCCCAAAGTGCCAAGGGCTTTGAAGAACTTTTCAAGATAGACGGTGTTCAACGCAAGGCTTCCGTCCTGCTCAAAGGACTCAACCGGCCAACCGTTCATAACAATCTTACGCAACTTCTTCTTGCATTCGCTCAGCCGGTCATCACTGTAAAAGTCAATGGTTTCGGTGGACTCATCGTCAACCCGGCAAGTGAGTGAAATCACGCAATCGTGCTTGTATTCAGGTTCAAGGATGATGTCATCACTGAACATAAAGGGAAGCAACCACGTGAGCGCATTGTTGATTATACGCTCACACTCAAACACCGGCACCGGTTCAGCATTGAAAGCCTCATCCGGGATGGATACATCGGCAGGCACCGTGATAGGTTTGAAGTCAACGGGACCGGGGATAATAGAGGTTGCAGGTTTCCAAAAATTCTTTTTCATAACAATAGCTCCTTTTTATTGCTTGAAACGTTTTCGTTTCATTGTCTATATTGTACTGCCTTTGTTAGGCGTTGTCAATGGATTTGGACTTGTTAAATAAATAACTTTACAGCGTTTCCTAGAGTTGTCGTTTTCTGAAACAGGGATAATGAATGGACGAGAGGCAAGCTCATTATACTTATCAGCGAGTTCGTTATACTTATCAGCGAGTTCGTTGTACTTATCAGCGAGTTCGTTGTCTTGTGCTTCTTGTGTATCTCCTTCATCGTCATCGCACATACAGTCTGTATATCCTTTAATGTACGCGCAAGAGTAGTTGGCAAGGTCTATTCTACCACCCAAAGGAAGTTCAAAATCAACACACACAATACCGTCGCAATACAACCTCATCCGCCCGGCCACACCATCGATACCGGCGATTGCTTGGCAAACAGCAAACCGGACGGAATCTAAACTCTCAAAGTCATCCGAATGAGCCATAACGTTTTTTTGCTCCTTGTCAATCCCAAAAGCATAAATTGTATACATACTTACTCCCCCTTTTGCAGCTTCCGAATCTCTTCCCGCAACTTCATATTCTGCTGTTGCAGTTTGAAGATTCGCTCAGTGTTTGCGCTGATTTTCTCTTGGCGCTTCTTAATTTCCTGAATAATGTCCATTGTTATCACCTCACAATTTATTCCAACGGTAAAATATTTCGATAACGCACATTTGGCCAATTAAACGCATCGCCTAGACGGTTGATAGATTTGCGCATACCGCACGCGTTCGGGATACCGGTCCATCGCTTGCTGTAGTTAAAAATATTCCCGTGAATATCCTGCATCTCAGTATATGCAAACACCGTATCCCTATCCAACCCACGAAGCACCACAAGACTACCAAGGACGACGCGTGCATAATCCTCACTAAACATCCTACGGGGGAGCACTTCAACAGTTACCCAATTATCCCAATAAGGGTGAAGACTGTAATTCACTTGAAATAAATAGGAATGCTTTGTTCCTAGATATCCCCTAATGTACACAGGCTGGTCGATGCAATCTATAAAATGTACGAACGCCTTCTCAGTGTCTTCACAATATTTGTCCCAACTTCTCATGATAACTCTCCTTTACAACTTAAAGTGTTTCAATTGCCCCGCAATTGCGGCGGCAAGATAACCATACCATGAACGGTGACCCTCAGTGTCTTTGTGCCAAGCCTCAGCCATTCGCTGAATCTGTCGAACCGTACCTAAACCGCCCCGTGCTTGTCCGCTTTCATTCAACTCTTGCACCGTCTCAACAATTTGGTCACTCACGAGCCAAGGATGCGTGAGCGAACCGTAGATAGACACCCAATAGCCAAGTACAATCTTGTCTTTTTTCGTGAGCGGGGTTGCCATGCTGGAAAAGAAATTCGACCCTGATTCGCCCCGGTCCGTGAATGCTTTATCTACACTTTCGATGTACTCACGACGTCCGCGTGCTGTTGTCATCGGACTATGCACGAATTGAACGAAATCGTTTACAATCTCTTTCAGGTTTGCAGACGGTGGAAGGTCTTCCGGCATAACGGGAAACGAATCACCCGGAATGCCTTGATAGATGAGACTTTCATACATCATCTTCAACACTCCAACGGCATCTTGATATCCACCAAGGTCGCCAAGCCCTTCTCGTTCCATCTCACGCATACGCGAATTAACCTTGCGCACAAGTGACATATATTTCTTTTCAAGCGCCGTGCGTTTACGTACTTCACTCTTTACACTTCCCTGAATAGGTCCATAAAACCGGGTAATGTCCTTGTACTTATTCGCGATGGATAAGACCGCGTCAACATTCTTGCCGTGCAAGTATGAGAGCTTTTCGGGAAGACGGGTCTTGCCAAATGCCGCAAGGTCTTGCTGAAAATGCTTGCCGTCTGTATTGACGGTGCCAAGTCGCAACGCTTGAACGAGCCGTTGATTGATACGCTTTGCAAGAAGCGTATATTCTGTATCTGTCATAATGCTTACTCCTTTTTCCTTGTGCCTTTATTATACAACATATCGAACATAATGTAAATAATAGTTATTTTTTAACAACCTCAGTATTCAGCGCAAAGAGCCTGCGCACTCTTGATGCGGTTGTCGTATTCGTCCGTCATGCCAAGGTTATACGTGGTAGGTTGAAGGGCCGTCGCGTGCTTTTGATTGATGGTCTCAGTGTTGCCAAGGTAATCGGTTAGAGTGATTTTCGGTTGGTCATCAAGATAATACCGAATCATGCGACCGCTTGTATGATATCCCCAAGACGTACCCTTCCGCTTTCCCCCTGCACATTCAGGCTCTAAACGAAACTCTTCAATGCGTTCGATGGCATCAAACTTGTTCGCAATGCCCTCTTCTGCTTCCCGCTTTTTATTCCACACGGCCTTCTTCTTGTTTACACCGGATACCGTGATTTCAAGTTCGCCATCTTTTTCAACAGCGTACTTTTTAGCACCGTAGGTTATAAACTTGTCATAGCGACCTTCATAATCAAATTCACCAAGGTGTGCAAATTTAGAAGGGTCGATTTTATGAGCCTTGCAGGCGTTGGCAATCTTTACGGCAACCTCTGCATTGTAATCCTTGACGTATTCCCGCGCCGCATCCGCGTAATCTTCCGCAATCTTCATGCTATCGGTATCATCATAAATGATACCCTCATCAAGTGCGATAATAGCACGCCATAAATTGCGCCGTGCGTATGCAGATACCCAAACACCCCATGCAAAATTCAGCAACGGGTGACTATTCACTTCATTTAACTTCTTTTGCATATCAAAGCGTTGTTTATTGTACCATTCGTCATCAGTCATATCTTCATACGGCTCATACGGCACCCATCCGCTATGGTCGCCGCCGTCATAATTATAGTCATACTCAACAGGGTCTGTCACATATTTCGTAACTGCCATGCCATAACAACCATTGATACATTGTTTAACATATTGACGGGAAGCCTGCAACACCGCAAGCCGTTCGGTTTCTTGCGCAGATAGAATGCCTTTTGCTTTCAGAGCTTTAATTTCAGCGCCAAGCTTTTCCTTTTGTTCAAACAAACGTGCCAACAAATTGATAAGCTCTTTTGGAAGATATGCCTTGCGTGCGCGTTTCAGGTCCAAAACTTCAACATCTTCCATTTTATATGCTTCTTGTATTGTCAACCAATCCTGTTCTGTTATCCAAACTTCACACATGTCAACCTTGTACACGCGACCGTTGTCTTTTTCAACAACTGCACTCTGTAAATCAAAGTCTACACATTTGCTAACGCTTAAATAGGTGTTCTGCAACTTACTCTTCACACCCCAAAGACGCAAATGCATTATATACGCGTAGTTGTCAATGTCAAGATGGTAGATGTCATCTTCAACTTCATAGAACCGGGATGCTGGATACTTTTCCATAACCATGACAGCAGGATAAGAACTCTTGAAGTCGTAACTGTCAACATTGAACATCATAACCCCTGCGTAATGCGCATTCGCGTGAGTATATCCACCTTGATAACAAAGCACTAACTCTCTATAATCATCAATGCTTGTTTCACACATACGAGATATACGATGATACCAATCATTCATCGCACACCAAGGATTTTGGGGCTTGCTTGCTATAATCTCTTCTTTAAGCTCGCGGCGTACTTCACCTGTTTGCGTAAGAGGGATATCCCATACCGTGCCGTACTGTTTTGCTTTCATCGCAATGTAATCAGCCAATACAAGACAGTCGTATTCACAGTACCCCAATTCCTTGCTATTCATAGGCGTGCACGGCAAACGCTCAACATTATAATCAAGGTCACCAACTTTTTTGGCATGCGGCAAGTTGAACTTGCTTCCTACCATTTCAAGTGACATCATATTCAAGATATATGCATCGCGAAACTCAACGCTAAACTCATGGCTAATAGCAAACATAGGTTTACGCGGCTCACGCGCAAAGACTTCATCAAAATTGATAACGTTGATGCAATACTGCCAATCGTACGGAAAGTTTTGTACATATACACGCCATTGCGTGGTCTCGCCAAGCACCTTGTGTATAATGCCTAAAAACACTTTGAGCTCGTCAAGCTGTCTGCCATAATAAACTTCATCAAGAACTTGCATCATCCAAATATAGCAGACACCATACTTTTTGCAACGCTTGTAATAGTCAACGGGCTTGTTATAGTCAAACGCCGTCGCAATCCTTGCAGGGTTGCCTTTCTCATCACAATAAAGATAATACGTGGATGCCTCTGTATCAAACGTGAAGACATTGTTGCAACGCTTGATAACCTCTTTATGCTTGCCGCGTTTGATTTCTTGTATATCAAAACAATCAGCAGTTTTGTCGAATTCTGTATAATGCTTCATGTGTAACACTCCTTTATCCTTGTGTTTATAATTATACCCTACCCGCACACCCTGTCAACAACTATTCTGAATTTATTTGATTTTGTTTGCCTTGGATTGAACTTGGTTTTGACTTGGAAGTAACACGGAAGGCGCGAGCGTATGCGAGCGCCGCCTTTTGGAAGGCCCGAACGAACGTGAGGGCCGCTTCCCTACTTCTTGCAAATATCGCTTGACTTTTGACACCTCTTGTGGTATTATAATACTGTAACATTTCAATAGCTCCTTTACTCCTTGTGACCCTCACGCCGTCCAGAGTACCCGCCCCGGAATTGAGCAACCGGAATGGGGAAATGGCGGCGTGGGGGAATATTATTACATACTCCC